TTCTTGCTTTAGAAGATGAAGGTCTCTTCATTACTTCTAATGAGAAGGATGCAAAGAACTCTATTTCTATCTTTAAATTCTGATGAATTGTGATCCCAAGTGGAAGCAGTGGTGTATTGCCTGCTGCTCATCGCAACTATGGTTACTCCCTGCTCTTCTACTTGGGGTTCTTATTCTTATTGAAGGTGTTCATACTGATGCCCATCAAAAGATGGAAATGGATGTTCATGGATACTGCAAAAATAATGCAGAGAGTCAAGAAAATCTAAACTTCGGAGACGACGATTGGTGAAAAAGAAAGTGCAAAAGATGTTGGAGTGGTTTTATGACGACTCTGACAGAGGAGAAGAAAACATCACTGAATGTAAAAGTATCTACGATCTTGTGGAGAAACTTCAATGGAGAATTGAGTCTTTGGAGAATGAACACATGCAATTGGTTCGTAGGATGGGGGAACTAAATAGTCGCGTAGACGATTTTTCTACGAATGAAAATTAATCTTTGGTATTCTAAAGGTATTGGTCAATGGAGATGGACTCTTTGTGAAGAATTTAGAAATGGTGTTACGAAAGTAGAGCAACATGCCGGACAACGTGAAGAACTGCGAGATGCAATGAATGATGTTGCCAATACGGTAGAGTATATGTTAGAAGAAAAATTATAAATAACTGAAAACTGAAGACGTATAAAGAATTATACAATGGAAAATATAAAGATTAGGTGTCGTTCCTGTGGAAAGGAATTGGAAGGACACCCGAGTAAGACAGTTTCTTGTGGTTGTCCGAATATGGCAACCATTCGTGGTGATAAGATTTCGGCAGTTGACTTATCAAATGTCGTTATGTTAAACTCTTATCATCCTAAAAATAAAAAGGAAGTTCTTTCATCAGAAGATATCTTATGGCAGGAACAAAGAAAGCAACGCAAAGTTCGTAAAATGAATTTTGAGGTTAGATAATATTAGGAAATCAAGATAAGTTGACGAATACTAATTGGTAACTATTATAGCTAATATGTATTTCAATTTAAAAAACCATGGACGAGCACACCTATAATAACTGGGTGAAAGTCAAAGAGACTTTTGAGTCATCTGGAAATACTGAAAACTTTTTCTATCAGAGAGCATGTGCAATTGTTGGTGGAGCACCAGATCCTATTGATAAAATGATAAAACAAGATAATGCCGCATCGGATGGATGAAATAAAAACGGAACATTATGTCACTCAAAAAGAGTGTCAGGAGATGATTGACGATGCTATTCGGAGACACAATAGAAACGCAGGTATTATCAGCATGTGTGTTGGGTGGGTTGTCTTATGCTTATTTGCTGAGGGCCTTCTCAGATTGATTGGTGTTATTCCACCACTATTACCATGGTTACAAATTAAATTGTAGGAAAATTTTATGAAAGTTGGAATGATTGGGTTAGGTCGTACTGGTGAAGGTATGTCCCGTCGTATGATTGAAAAGGGAATTGAAGTTTGGGGTTATAGTAGTAGTAACTATGAGAATGCCTGTGGACAATATGAAGCAGGATACATTAGTGGATGTGTAACTTCACTAGAGTATCTTGTTCAGGCAGTCAAATCTGATAGTCTTAGATACACTAGTGCCGGAAAAGTTCCTGGTATCTTTCAGATTACACTTCCAGAAGTAAAGGTAGAAGACACACTTGATGAGTTACTACCATTACTTGAGGGGGGTGATATTATTATTGACCATAGCACTAATGACATAACAAAATGTCAGGAACTGGAACAGTATTGTTCTAAGTTAGGTATATCTTATATCTTCTCTGGAGTATACGGAGCACCTTATGCTATTGATGTTTGCTCTAAAATTTTCCAATGTCTATCACCGGGCAATATTACATGACTTTATCTGATGTCTTACTATACGGATCATTACCATTTCTATGTGCCACCATTTATTTCGGGCACAGAAAAGGTGAAAATGTCTACTACGAAAGTGACAAATATGACGGAAATGGAACAGCGCATTAAGATGAGGTATGCGTTTGCCATGTCCTCATTTGGTAGAATGTTTAAACCCAATAATATTGTATATGAGATGAGATCACTTTGTAGAGAGTGGTCTGAAAATATTGATGAAATACCACCTGCTAAAGACTTGTATCAAGTTGATCGTTATTTTCTAGAACTTTGGAAAACGAGGGAGATTACTTATGGGTAACATAGCACTCAAGGCAGCACACTTTGCCTCTGCAACACTCAATAATCCGTGGGGTGTTGGTAGTTTAAGTTTCATATTGGTCTTTGTTCCTGTTATAGGAATGTGGGCAGTCCACAAATATAACTGGCAGCACTGGGCACCATTTGACAGAGGACACTAGAGGTAGTATAATATATGAGTTGAGAAATCAACTGCGGTGCTCCCCTTCAGTAGGTTCAGGAGTAGCGGCGATAGGAACCTACTTCTACTTGACTACATAATCACAACACCTTATAATACAGGTAATCAAAACGGACAATGGCACTGACTGAAAAATTCAAGACCAAGGATTTAGATACCCTTCGTAATGCTGCAAAAGGTGAAATTTTCTTAGATGTAAAAAGTCCAAAATTATTTAAGAAGGTTCGTAAATATTATGAATCTAATGGAGTAATTTTTTCTGGTGATCCACTTGATGATTATGAAATCATGATGGACTGTTTGTATTCTGATCTAAAAATTTCTGTCGAGATTGCCTGATGAATGTTGTATATAAACCAACCGTTCTTCTTGAGCGGTCTCCTTATCGTTATATCCAAGTTGGCACTTTGGAAATCAATGGTAAACCAGATTGTCGCATTCAAAAATCAGATTCATATACCGGTCGTTATCGTGATATGTATCTTTGTGATAATGAATTGCAACTGATGACTGCTATGGAGGATTTTGAATATACTAAATGGTTAGATCCAGATGGTGTTCCTTGTTATGTTAGAGACTCGGTATCGTCTGAAAACTAGACCTGGTGGAGTCATTATGACCCTCTTATGAGTTTACGGCATCTCTCAAATGCCGTTGGTGCGGGTGAGTTACTACTGTCCAGTTTCTTGCTTCTGGTCAAAGAGCAAGTGGCGTGCATGGCAAGACCGTATGAGGAGGGTTGCATAAACTCTCCTTTTTTAGTATAATATAAACAAAGTAATTTTTCTCATGAAAATAGGATTTCAATGTAGTTCTTTCGATTTATTCCATGCTGGTCATGTTACCATGCTTAAGATGGAAAAGGAATTATGTGATTACTTAAAAGTAGCACTTCAAGTGGATCCTACCATAGATAGACCTGGAGTTAAAAATAAACCAGTACAATCCATATATGAAAGATATGTTCAATTGCAAGGGTGTAAATATGTGGATGAAATTTTAGTATACGAAACAGAATTAGATTTGCTCAATTTAATTCAAACTCAAACATTTAATATTAGATTTTTAAGTGAAGAATATAAAGATGTAGATGTTACTGGAAAACAGTATTGTATTGATAATGGAATTCATATACATTATCATTTGAGAAGACACACATATTCTTCAACTGAAATTAGAAATAGAGTATATGAATTTGAAAAAGTAAAAATGTCTGAACAAACTGATGAGGTTGTAGAACAATATTCCCCAGAACTTTTGGAGAAGTATAAGTAATGTCAATTTTAGTTACGGGTGGAGCAGGTTTTATTGGAAGTAATTTTCTTAATACTTTAAGTAATTTTTGTGATGATGAAATTATTTGTTTGGATAGTTTAACTTATGCTTCCGATTTAAATAATGTTCCAAAGGAAGTAACTTTACTTCCATATGATATATCAGACAAAGATAAAGTATTTGAAATTTTTACTATACATAAACCAAAATATGTTTTTCATTTTGCCGCAGAAAGTCATGTAGATAATTCTATTAAAGACTGCACTCCTTTTATTCAGACAAATATTATTGGAACTGTAAATCTTCTTATGGCTTCTCTAAAATATGAAGTTGAAAAATTTATGCACATTTCTACTGATGAAGTATATGGTTCTATAGAAAATGGATCTTTCACAGAAGAAACTAATTATGATCCTAGAAATCCATATTCTGCATCAAAAGCATCTAGTGATCACTTTGTAAAGGCATTCAACAATACATATGATTTACCTACGGTTATTACGAACTGCTCTAATAATTATGGTCCAAGACAACATAGAGAAAAACTTATACCTCAAACAATATGTAA